TTCAGTAATAAATGCGAGCAAAGGCAAATTTATGCTTACATACCTAAGAACTAGGGTTTATGAGGTGAGTTGGGTGAGGTGGTTAATGTTGAATTGCTGGATAATGTACTTGTACTTGCGGTACAAGCAATACGTACGTCATGTGTTCGTCTACAGGTCAGTTATAGTCACGACCTGACTCCATGCACTACCGATCATGTTAAATATGCTAATTCTACAGCTTTAATTGAAAATTTGTTTTTGTGTTTTTATATTATTTAGTTTTGTATTTTGTTTTTATAAGGGTTTATATGTATATTATCGATACTTGCGTACCAACTACCAGTATTAAGGAGATTGTACGTCTACAATTTCGAGCTGGTAACTCCTAGTGATTTACTTACAACGTGTTGCTGGGCACTGCTGCTCCAGAAACTTGAGTGATGATGACATCAATGACACTACTTGCTATTGCTACTGCACTTCCTGTGATGCCAATACTACTTGACAGCGTTGGGTTGGAAATGAAAACGAAGAAGGTCAAATTTTGGTTGTTGGTTCCTATAGGACCACTTGTGGTGAAGTTGAGAATTGCGTTGTCAGCAAAACTTCTAGCTTGGGTGCAGTTGACCAATGTACCTGTTGTTAACGCGGTAACATTGGATGTAGATACTGCACCGTAGTTCACACATAAGGAAATTAGATAGTTACCAATCAATCCCGGGGGTAAATATATGTGGTTATTATCAAATGTAACACCTATGGAGTCAAACTTGGGGGTTAGACCTATGAACGGGGTGTTTCCTACAAATGATATGGATTGGGAATTGTAATGGGCATATGAGGCGAAAGTTGCGGCACTACCGGTGTCGATAGGTTTGCGTAATTCAACGTCATACGTGACCCATAATTCCCCTAAGTTAACGTTGGTTCCTTGGACACCCGTGGAGGCAAAAGTTGTAAGACCTAGATCATACATCTTTTGGTCCTCCCCTGCGGGAACCACAGCACCTCTAACATATTGCACTGCGAAAGGGTTTTCTTTAGGATCACATTCAATAGGATGACAAAAATCCTCGGAGGTTTTTGTATCATTAGAGAAATATGAAGCTAATAGAGAAATTTTATCAGTGTATATGTTTGCTGTCGAACGATAATTAGTACCCATCATAACGGTACCAATGGTAGTGTTAGTACCACTGGCGATTGCGGTTGAGGTTGCACTTACAAACTCAAATACAAGTCCTTTAAACTCATACTCTTGATATTGTTGGGCTACAATACTCAACCACGGGAAGGTTGCACTAACACCTGGGTTCAAAGCGTAACCTTGAGACTTGAAAGTGTTAGCGGTGGCGGATGATGTGATGTCACCAATGTACTCTTTATGGACAATGCGTGCGGTCAGTCTGTTCGTATGCATGTTGAGTACTTTTGGGTTTGTTGTTAAGTTGTTGGATGAAACGGAATAGTCGCCAGCGCCCAACCATTTTGAGATACTTCGACCTAGGCTCGACCCATTCTCTCTGCCGAGAGGTGTTAGGCCACCTAGAAATGCCCCTCCTGAGCTCAGGGCATCTCTCAAAATTGTTGAACGTTTCTGTTTCTGTGGCACCATTTGGGTAGATGGTGCGTTGCGTGATTGTGATTGTTGTTGTTGTGATTTGGGACGTTTTGCCGATTTATTCGGTTTACGTGAGGTTGTCATATACGGTATTGGATGCGATGTATATCTCGGACTGTTCATGGTTCATTCCTGACGGGGCGCCGTGCAGTCTCTTGGCATTTTGTTTAGCACTGTATCAGTTTTGGGCCTTAGATGAACCACCCAATGATCTGTGATCAATTACAACTATGAATTAGTTCTTCCCATAGTTGGCCATGATGAAAATACTCACTATTTTCTTCTATGGCATGGAAGTGAGGTGTGATACTACTGTAAAACTGTTCTATCAAACACTGGTCATCCGGTGTTATACCGAAAGCCAAGTAGAAGCTATATCTAGCTACACTACTTGGTGGTTTGAAAGTACCCTCAAGCCCTTTGGCCATTCTGAATCTACCCCCTTCCATAACATCATGGGAGTAGTGTGGTCTTTTGCCACCAGAAGCCCGTAAAAGGGAAAGGTAAAAGTGTTGAAAAATGGGAATACCAGAGGTCAAAGCTTGGCCGCCTAAAGCGACTGCCGCCAACCAACGTTGGTAATCATTTTTCGAGGTTATGGATTGTACACAAACAGTATCCTTAGCAATTGCGTTGACCAACTGACGACACATGACGTAAACGCCATGTTCTACCTCTATAGGTTGTGTTTGACAAAACACAATATGTTCCATACGATACACTGGATCTTCCATTACCATAGTGAACCCTAAATCTAAAAAGAATTTGGGCATATGTTGTTGGATAATGTGTAAGTTGGAACGTTCTGTGATTATCATACAGTCGTCACCATTGTTGGCTAATAACAATTTAATACCATATTGATGTTTAAATGCATACATCATTGAACACATGAGTAAACAATTACCGATGCCTGTATTGGGCACACCGGATGTTAGCGTTCCATGGGTGGTGTATGATGCATAACCGTCGGGTTCATAACCTCGACCACGTGGGTGGAGCTGGGCGTGTAACATTTTGCGCAGGTTATCATCTCCTGGAAAAAATGCTTGATAGATAGAGAATTCAAATTCCAATAGTGGTATGCTCACATGCTGGTCAAATCTACTAGCATCGGCACCAATGCCGACAGGGTCGTCGAACTGGGTCCACATATGATGTATTGCAGCGGCCGATCCGTACGCATTCAAACCTTTGAGTACGGTGGGGCAGCCAAACATTGAATCTATGGCACGCATCACGTGGTGTTCTATCGCTCGAATATACATACCTAATGATACTAAGTACCGTGGGTTTGGTGATGTTATCAGGCGAGGAACTTTTACCTTGGTAGTGTCTTTCTGCTCATAATGAGCAGCGGTCACCAATCCGGTTTGGTCAGTTTTCTCTGTTCCTTTAACGAAACATCCATTTAGTGCATCTGTCTCCAATGCCAATGGATCTATGTCCAAACTGTCTGCAGCTTTAGCATCAATCTTTCCTTTACGTCCTGCGTACCACCTGACATACTTACGTACATCCATCGC